ATTAGAAAAACTAAAAATTAATTTTTTTTTTAATTATAAATTTAAATTATAATATATAATATAAAAAAAATCCTTAAAAAAAATAATAAATAAAAAAATTGAAAAAATAAAAAAAAAAAAAAAAAATATAAAAACAAAAAAAAACGTAATTTATCAAAAAAACAAAAACGTAATTTATCAAAAAAACAAAAACGTAATTTATCAAAAAAACAAAAACGTAATATAATGTCTGCTGGGGATGGTCCAGTTAAAACATTAAAAAAAATATTAAAACGTGTAAGACAAACTTTAAAATATCCATTTAAAAAACAAGTTAGAGTTCATATAGATGATATCGCTGATATAACTGATAGAGCAAATATAGATAATACAGCTAATAGAAATGAGTGTTCTATATGTTTAGATAATTTAGATAATACTAAACCAATAACTACATTAACATGCACCCATAAATTTCATACTCAATGTATAGATGAATGGCGTATTAACCATAATAACTGTCCACTATGCAATGCTAAAATTGAAGTTATATCTGAAGAACAAGTTGAACCACCACAGCAGCCGCCTCCTATAGATATAGAAAGTTTAGAGAGAAGTGCAGAAATATCACAACAAACGGGTGCTATAAATATTTTACTTGAAAAATTTCATAAAACTATTAATAATAATGTAACTGAATTAAGAACAATAAAAAAAAGATTGGAAGATGCTTTATTAATAACCACCGATCAAGAAAACAAAAGAATTTTATCTGAACGAATTAAGCAACTTGAATCTAATATCCAAAAGCAGATTTCATTTAGTTCTATATACCCTAAACACATTACTACAATACAATATTTGTAATTAACTTTTTAAATAATTATGCATTTTCAGCAACTAATGTCTGAAAAAGATTAACTATATCTAAATAATAATCTAATGAGGCTGTTATAAAATCACCATCATAATTGCGTTGTAATATACGATTAGTGTCATACATAATAAATATAGAAAATAAGAGTAGTGAGAATACAATTATTGCTTTTTTAAAAAACGAAGAAGTTGTAATAAAAAAATTTACAATCTGAAGAAATATTAAGAGTAAAAGAGCCAAAAATAAACCAAATCCAAACTGATAACCTAATTGAATACCTGTTACAATTAATGTTATTCCAAATAGAAACATAACAACAAAAATACTAAATGTTCCGACAACTGCGCTCTTTATTACATCTTCTCCTGCATTCTTTTTAATGGCTGATAATAAATAACCCATCAAGCCTGAAAAGAGGGAAAAGATAAAGAACTTTAACCACATAGGCATAGGAACAATTGCTAATATTACAATTAATACGAATAAAATAATTATAAGTAAATAAATGAGCATACGATTTTTTTCTAATTGTTTAGTTGCGTCATAATTGGTAAATACATAATAAGTAATATAGATTTGAATAATTAAATTAATAAAAATTAATAAAAAAAACTCTTTTTTATTTGCAATGAGGTTAAATAAATTAGATAAATTATTTTTATAAAGAGATTTTTTATTTTTACTAACCAAACTGGAGGTTTTATAATTCATAGTATCTATAATATATTATAATATATTATAATATATTTTATTGTATTTTTATAATATATATAGATGCCATTTGGGTTCTTTAAAACTAGAAAACGCAGTAATCCTAAATCTAAATCTAAATCTAAAAGCAAAAAAATATCTCCAAGAACACGAAAACTGCAGCGTATTGCAAGAACTGTTAGAACAAAGAATGATATAAAAATAATTACAGAAATTCAAAATAAGTATGCAAATCAGTTTGATGAATGTCCTATTTGCCTTAAGCTTATGATAAGTCCGTCGCTGCGGCGAGAATTACCATGCGGTCACACGTTTCATACCGCATGCATAGCAAAAATTGACCCTCGTAATAGACGTTGTCCGATATGCAGAGCATTTTTTGAGCCAGAAGATATTTTACGAGACCTGCGAAATAAAATGCACGAAGCAGAAGACGCTTATGATTTCTTAAATGGTCGATTGGAAGTTGCTCGAGAGGACTATGACACTTATGTTGCTTATCTTGAAAGAACTAATAATACCGAGAATAATAACAACCCAGAATTAGAAGACTTGGCGCGTTTATTGAGAGAAGCTACTTTAGAAGCGGAAGCGGCGCAGTCCCGCATTAATGCTGCAACACAAGCATATGAAAACGCTCGTAACGAAATGTATGGTATACTTGGTGCATAACAAATGCTTTAAGTAATTCTATTATTCTATTATTAAATAATAGAATAACAATATTATATAATGAATACCGTACAAAAAACAAATAAAACATATAAAAAACTCCATAATAATACTAAACAAGCATATGATTTAGTAATAATTGGCGGCGGCATTTCAGGGCTTTATACTTTGTATAAACTAGGCAAAAAATATCCGCGCTTAAAAATTATTTTATTAGAATCAAATGAGCGTTATGGCGGGCGAATCTATTCTCATAAAGAATTTATAGATGGGCAAGAATATATTATGGATTTAGGAGCTGGCAGATTAGGACATCATCATAACCTAATTATTAGTTTAATTAATGATCTTCATCTAAAAGACAAAATGATTACTATACCAAATACAAAAACATATATAGAAGTAACAAAAAAAAATAATAAAACACTTGTCAGCGATAAAACAACGACAAAAGATTATATTATGGAAAAATTAAACAAATTTTTATTTAGTCCTTTTGTTTCCAAATTAGGAAAAGCAGTTTTACAAACGTTTTATATAAGTGATTTGATTAAAAAATATTTGTCGGTTTCTTTCTCTCAAAAGGTAGAATCTATATTTGAGTATTCTTCCGATTTAAATAATTTCAATGCGTATGATGCGATTGAATATTTTAAATATGACTACAATAAAGAGACCACTTTTTTTACATTGAAGGGAGGGTTACAGCAAATAATAGAGAGATTGTTAGTAGTTATAAAAAAATTACCAAGTTATAAATCGCATAATATAAGAATTGCCAATCTCTCTAATGTTGAAAATGTAACTTTCAATAATAATACTAATTTATTTAAACTAAGTGTAACAGATTATAAAAAATCAACAAACTACACAATAAATAGTAAATATTTGATTTGTGCAATACCAAAAAATAGTTTAGAACGCTTAGATATATTTAAACCATTTTTGCGTGATTTAAATTCCGTTAATAATATTAATTTATTAAGAATTTATGAAATTTATGACACAAAAAATGGCGACGCATGGTTTAAACCTATTGAAAAAACAATTACAAACAGCGAAGTTCAATTTATAATTCCTATTAATCCTAATAATGGACTAATTATGTCTAGTTATAGTGATTGTGCAAATGCAAAATATTGGAACTTATTATTAGCCAAAAAAGGAATTGATTATGTTAAAAATAAATTAAATGAAAAATTAAATGAATTGTTCAATATTTATAATATTATAGTTCCAACTAGTAAATACATTAAGATGTACTATTGGGATGCGGGAGTTGCTTATTGGAAGAAAAATGTGGATTCAGACTATTTAAGTTCTAAATTATTAAATCTAATGCCGCGCGTTTTTATTATTGGAGAGAATTATTCAAATTATCAGGCATGGTGTGAAGGCGCATTAATGACTTCTGAAAATTGTATTGTTAAACTATCAGAGGAATTAGATGCAATTCAAAAAAATAAACAAACAAGAAAGCAAGGAGGTCGTAATGGAGCAAAAAAAATTACACTAGAAGAAGTTAAAAAACATAATAAAAAAAGCGATGCTTGGTTAGTAATAAATAACAAGGTTTATAATGTGACTAATTGGATAGATAAACATCCTGGTGGAAAAATTATTATGAAAGGAGTTGGAAAAGATGCAACTCAACTTTTTTTACACTATAAACATCCCAATTTTGTAAAAGAAAGTATTTTACCAAAGTATTTTATTGGAGATTTAAAAGAATAATTTATATATATTATCTAATACTAATATATATATGCGTATCAAAGATTTTTTAACAATTTTTCTTTAAAGAGAAAATCTAGAAAAAAAATGCGCGGTTGTGGGAAAAAAAAAATCAACACCAAAATCAACCCCAAAATCAACACCAAAATCAAGACCAAAATCAACACCAAAATCAAGACCAAAATCAACACCAAAATCAACACCAAAATCAAGACCACAGTTAAAACAAAAATTAACACCTTTAGAAGAAGCAATACAAAAAAAAGAAGCTGCTTGGGAAAAATATAGGAAACTTGAAGGTGATAGAAGTTATATTCAAAGGCGATTAGATTCTTTTGTGGATGATGTTAGTGACGAACATACTGAAGAGCGTTCAAAATCTTTATTAAGAGAACTAGAAATGATTCACAAACCATTGGACGATGCCTATGAAGATTATCTAGATGCAAAAATGGAATTTGATAGTGTAGCTGCAAGTAGTCATTAGACATCTATAGCTATATTAATTATAAAATTGAAATAATTATTTATGAAATTAAAAATAATATTACAATATTAATATGAGCTCTAACGCCTCTACTAGTGCGCGCATTATTGCTGACAAAACTGTTCGCTCTAATGCCTTTGCAAATACCTTTGCAAATACCTTTGCAAATACTATTACGAATGCATCTACTATAACTACTAGTAAACAATGTAAACAATGTAATAATAGTATTAACAATAATGCAAATCAGTATAAAGGATTTGATTGTGTATTTTGCAGTAATTATTGTAGGTCAATATTTTCAGAACAAATTTTTGAAAAAGATTATAATCTACTCCGGCATGAAGTATGGTTTAAATAATATTTAAATTATATTTAAATAATATTTATATATATAAATATAGTTATATATATAAATATAGTTATATATATAAATATTATAATGATAAGTGATAACAATATTTTTTTATTAATTAAAGAAGCTTTTTGTAAATATAAATGCGATGGATTAAAATGTTCATTAGAAGATATAGTAAAATTAGCACAAGATCTTGAAGAATTAAAAAATAATAATAACTATGATACTAATATATGGAGCAATAAATGCAAACAATATTTAAATATTAATTGCCCTGGTGAATTAAATACTATTATTTCATATATCATAAATAGAGCAAAACATCTTGCAATTTAGTATCTTCTTTTTGTATATCTTTTTCTTCTTTTTTTTGCATATTTTTTAGTTTTACGACCCGCGTCAGGTGGTGCTTCATAATTTTCCTCTTTGTCCTTTATTTGCTTTAGTCCATAATCAAGATACTGCTGTGTTAACTCCTCGCAATCTGGAATAGTGTCTATAAAAGTTTTTCCAGCAGTTCCTATTTTACCTGAAGCTTCTCCAAAATCTATTATTACTATCTTTTTAGTAAATGGATTTATAAGAATATTATCAGGATTTAATAAATCGTTATGATATATCTGGTTAGACCTTAAAATATTATTTATAATGCGTAATGGACTAACTATAGAATCACATAACTGCATTGCGGTCATATTTCCAAATTTTTTCTTTGTCTCTTTGGTTATTTGATAAAATGGATAAGTGTTTATTATTGTGCCAAGTGTTATAAAATCTTCTTGTTCAATATATTCCATTTTAATATAATATTCTTGTTCATTTACTTTAGCTGGATCAGCTGATGTAATTTTACCATAACTAATTATTTCAGGTACATAAAAAGTTGTATTAATTTTACTTTTATATCTTCTTTTAGTTGAACTTTTATCTCTACGTTGGCTTACTTTAAATGCTTGTTGTTGATAATATATTTCGGCTAATATTTTAGTAAGAATTGCGGCCGCCGCGCCTTGATTTAATGTAAAAAATTTAAATTTTTTATAAAAATATCTTGTACTTCCGCCTTTTGTTGTAAAAAATTCTATAATGCAATCGGCATTTACTACTCTACCTGTCTTGTCGTTATACGTTACAAAATAATCTTTTGTTTTTTTTGCTATTAGATTTGTAGTCATGTAAAATCCAGTATCAACGATATCCTTACCATTTTTATATATATTATTTAATGAACTAGAAAAACGCGTTATGAATTTTTCTTGTACATTATTTTGGGCAAAATTACTTATTGCTGATTCTAATTCGTTTTGATTTTTTTGATCTATTTGAGAAGATTTTTTCTTATCATCCAACACATCCAACACATCCGAGTCATCCAACACATCCGACCCATCCGAAGAATTAGAACCTACATCTAAAATTAAACTAATAGGCATTTATACTATAATACTATAATACTATAAAAAAAAATATTTAATGGTTAGTACATTCTATTGTAATTAATAAAACTTGTCATTAATATAAAATTTGCCACTATTATCTTTTCTACATTTACCAATAATACTTGGATTGTGTTTATTACTTAATATATCTTCATGTAAGTAAATATTATAATATTTATTTGAATCACTATCAATACTATAATCACTATCAATATAATACTCTATTCCATTAATTTCTTGTGGCCAAATATTTTTTTTATTAATTGGAACACATTCTGTATTTGTTACAGATGAGACTCCGTATGGAGCACCTTTAATATGCGTGCCACAATAATCTTCGTTTTCTTTTTTACGTCGCGTACACTGATGACCACTGGCACTTTTTGCACAACATCTAAAATTTGTAGGTACAATATTTTTAATTCTTTTTCTTCTTGAAAAATCTTCTTTAGATAATGCTAATGCATTATAATCATAAATAAATTGTAAAAATTCATTTGAATTGGAGTCTCCAATAATAGTACATTTATTTATACTAAACCATTCTTTAATATCATCTTTAAATAATGAAATATGACTTTCAACTTTTTTGGCTACTCGTGTTTCCATTTATACATTTTATAATAAAATCTTTCTAATTCAATTTTATTATAATAAAATAAAAATGTTTAAAAATGTTTAAAAATGTTTAAAAATGTTTAAAAATATTCATATTCTGGTAAAATATAAAAAAATATACATAAAGCTATAAACCATGTTAGAAAAAATATATATTTACTTGTTTCTATGTTTAAAAATTTCATAATACTTTGAAACACTACAAATATAACAGATAACACTAAAATTGTTATAATAGTTCTAATTAGACTTCTATCCATATATAAATAAAAATATATTTTATTCTAATTTTTTTGCGGATGAAAGCTTTCTTTTAATATTTTCATTTACTTTTATTTCTCTATTATTTAAAATATAATCAGTAATAGTATTAACATCAATATCAATATTTAAATTTGTTTTTTCTTTAAAAAACTTTTCCAAACTGTCTATAAGGGTTTTTTTATTTAAAGAAGCTTTTGTTTTGCTTTTACAATAGACAATTTTACCAGAATTAATATCAAAACAATCAATTTCATTATTTTTCATAATAGTTAATAAAGTTATTGTTAAATTTTTTTTCTTATTTTTATATTCTTTTATAATAGTTTGCAGCTCTTTAACTTTCTCATCATTTTCAATCCATTCTTTTATTATAGTAACTAATTCTTCTTTTGAAGCCATTTTACAATTGTTTTTTATTACTAATAGTTATAATATTATGTTTAAATATTATATAAAAATTATATAAAAAAATTAAGTTAAAATAATATTAGGATTATTAAGATTATAGTTAACTAACCGCTCTATCAATTGTGTTTTACAACCACTTACTTTTAATTTAAAGGATCGTAAAAAAAACTTTAATGTAGAAATTGTGTATTTTTTACAAATATTAGTTAATTCTTCGCTTGTTGCGCTAGATGTGCTGGGTACGCTAGGTAATGTGCTTTTTTTTTTTAAAACTATAGTTTCATGTAATTTACAATAAACGCCATTTTCAGTTTTAATTGCAGAACATTTACATTGAATTCCTTTTTTTTTACCATTTAAAAAAATCCATTGACAATCATTTAATTTCATTGAATAAGTTTTAGGTGAAGTAACTCCTTTTACTATTTTAACTCCATTCATATCAATATATGGTAATATTTTTGGAGTTATTTGTCTACAATAAGGGCATTTTGTTTCATTTATTTTAATATTTATAATTTCAAAATAATTAGTATTTGCTTTTTGTTTTAATAATTCATTATATAAAGATAAGTAATTAAATTTATGCCCGCAATCTAAAGTAATAAAATTGTCTTGTAATGGTTCTTTAGTTATTAAACAAATATTATCTTGATTAGGATTATTAGGATTATTAGGATTATGTGATAACTCTTCTAAAAGAATATCGTAAAAGCTCATTTATTTATATTATTTTTTTATTTTTATATATTTATATTAATTTTAATTTTAATTTTAATTTTAATAACATATATTAATATGTCTCAAAATGTGTGGGGTGCAATAACTTGGTTATTATTTCATAGTTTTGCTGAAAAAATAAATGAAGAACAGTTTATTAATGTAAAAGAGAGATTGATTACTTTTATAAAAGATACATGTCTTAATTTACCGTGTCCAATTTGTTCAAAACATGCCTTAGAAGTTTTAAAACAATCAAATATGAATCTTATTAATACTAAAGCTGATATGATTGAGTTTTTAAGACAATTTCATAATATAGTTAATATTAAACTAGATAAACCAATCATTGATAAAAATTATGTTATAACTTATTATAAAAATGTTAATTTAAAAGCAATTATTCAACAATTTATAAAAGTCTATTCTCATAAATATGGAAATTATGAAATTAAAGCATTTCAAAGAGCAAATGAACGTCATTTATATTTAAAAGGAGCCATAACTAATATGAATATAATTTTACGTTATTGTAGAGCTTATTAATTCACCGCCTCTATAAACAGAACATTTAAAGGTTTGTTTATTTGGACGACTACATACAGCATTAGTAGATACTAACTCATTAAAAAATAATAAATCTTTTCTATTAACAGCAAACCACATCCAAAACCATACTGATCCAAAAAATAATCCTATAACAATTCCCATAAAAGTGCCAATCTCATCAGAACAGTTTCTAGTATATTGAAATACAGAATTAATTATAGTTCCAAATAATGTAAATATTAAAATCATTGGATTAACTAAACCTTGAGATTGCGCAGGAGGTATCATAGGCCACATTAAATAAATAAATGTAAACCAACAAATTGCAGCTTGTGTATTTGGTCCCTTATAATCACTGGATGTTATTGATAATAAATCACAAGTTAATGGTCCTTGAACTGGTCTATTTGGAAATAAATTTAAACTTCCTACAAGTAAACAAAATCCTATTGTTAAAATAATACCGCCTAAATAAACAATACCATTTAATTTAAAATTAAATATAGAAGCTACTACAAGAAAACAAACAATAAATAATGGATATAAAGACGCAAAAAGAACCCCTAAGTTCTCAAGTGAAGTGCGAATAGACATATATATATAATATAAAATATATAATTATAGATTTAATATAAATATATAATTATATTAAATATATAATGGGTATTCCGAGTTATTTCGTTCATATTGTTAAAACTTATCCTAGTGTAATTAAAGAGTTTGTACCAAATAAAATAAATATAGATAATTTTTATTTAGATTCTAACTCTATTATATATGATGCAATTAAAACTAATATATATAAAAAAGGAGATATTACTTATGAAAGTAAAATAATTAAATGGATATGTGAGAAATTGTTATTTTATATTAATTTAATAAATCCTAAAAAAAAAGTATTGATTGCATTTGATGGAGTTGCGCCAGTTGCCAAATTAGATCAACAGCGTAATCGGAGATATAATACTTGGTTTGTTAATAACTTTTTAGAAAACGCTGAAAATCAAAAAAAAGAATTATGGGATAGTACATCTATTACTCCTGGAAGTAATTTTATGAAAACACTAAGTAGTGATATTAAATTATTTTTTAAAGATAAGTTACCAAAATTAGATATTATTATTTCTAGTAGTGAATATAATGGTGAAGGCGAACATAAAATATATAAATATATTCGCAAACATACAACATATCATAATGCAACTACAACAATAATTTATGGATTAGATGCAGATTTGTTAATGTTATCTTTAATTCATTTAAAAATAACTACTAATCTTTATCTTTTTAGAGAAACTCCACATTTTATTTCATCTGTTAATAATAGATTAAAACCAAATTGTTTATATGTATTAGATATATTTGAATTAAATGAAAAATTAAAAATAGAAATGATTAATAGTAATACTAATAGTAATACTAATAGTAATAGTAGTACTAATAAGAATAAAAATATTACTTTAGACTATATATTTTTATGTTTTTTATTAGGAATGATTTTTTGCCGCATTTTCCAGCATTAAATATTAGAACAAATGGAATACAAATTATTTTAGATGTATATAATTCAAAACAGATTAGTATTATTGAACCAGACGGAACCATTAATTGGAGAGAATTAAGAAAATTAATAGAACATATTGCCTTAACCGAAGTTGAATTGTGTAAAATAGAAACAATAAAACGTGATAATTTAGAACAACGTTTAAGTGATTTTAAAAATAAAGAAACAGAGGAAGCCTTAATGAATCTTCCAATTTTAGATCGCGCAGTTGAAAAATATATTGCGATTGGAGAAAATGGTTGGCAGAAAAGATATTACAAAGAATTGTTTGATATAGAAATCAATGATTTCAGAAAACAAGAAATTTGTTTAAATTATTTAGAAGGATTAGAATGGACTTTTAAATATTATACGGAAGATTGTCCTGATTGGAGATGGCGTTATAAATATAAATATCCGCCTTTATTAGAAGATTTATATAAGTATATTCCACACTTTTCTACAACATTTATTGAACAAAATACAAATCAACCAGTTAGCCAAGAAATACAATTAGCTTATGTGCTTCCGCGAAATAGTTTACACTTGTTGCCTGAATCAATCTCTAAAAAGCTGCTTGACTTAAAAGCAAATAATTATAAATTAGATTATACTATTAAATATGCTTATTGTAGATATTTATGGGAAGGACATGTTGAACTACCTGAAATAAATTTAAATGAATTAGAAAATATAGTTAAAAATTAAGAAATATAATATTATATAAATATTATAGTATGTCTCAAATAAGTCATCCAGTGTATACCACGTTATCTGTGAATGAGTTTAAACAAATTTTGGCGGTTATAGATGCTCCAGAACAAAACGCAAATGTAGCCATTATATTAAAATTTGGAGCAACTTGGTGTGGTCCGTGTAAAAATATTAAACAAGTATGCGCAACTAGATTTAATGAATTATCAAATAAGATTACCTGTTTTGACTTAGATATTGATGAAGAAACTAATAATGAATTATATAGTGCGTATGCGAGTAAAAAAATGATTAAATCAATTCCAACTATTTTTGCGTATGTCTCTAATCCAGAGAGAAACTATGCGCATTGGTGGGCTCCTGATTTGTCTGTGAATAGTTCTAAACCTGAAGATGTTGAATTGTTTTTTAAAAAAATAAATAGTTTGACTAAATAACTTAATTAAATAACTTGATAAATAATATTAATATATAGTATATAATGGATAAATTAAAAAAAATAAAAACAAAAACAAAAACAAAAAAGAAAAAAGTTATGTCTGATAAAGAGTTTTCAAAAATGTTGAAGCAAGAGCAAGAAAAAATAAATAAATTTAAATACATGGTTAGAAAAGATAAGACAATGAAAAAATGTCATAACTTTTGTAAAAATGATTATTTGGCAGAGAAATATAAAAAGAACCCAATCACTGTAAAAAAAGTTAAATCAGAAAAAGATAAAAAAAAATTTGAAAAAATAAAAAAATCATTCGAAGAAATGGTTGAAGGACTGTGTAAAAGAAACTTTTGCAATGAAGGGTGTGCGGAAGGATTTGATTTTAATTTGTTTTCTGGCACTGTTAAAGAAAACCTACAAAAAAACTTTAAAGAAAAGTTTAACAAAAAATTATACAATGGATTTGTTGACAGTTATTCTCCTGCGGAAGTTGAAATGTTAAAAAAAAGAGGCGCGTTGTCTGGATGCGGAGACCAATCAATGAATTAACCGCGCTGTTTTTCATAAATAATAATTTTATTAATATATCTAATTAATATATATTAATGAAAAAATCAGTTAAAACAAAATCAGTTAAAACAAAATCAGTTAAAACAAACAAATCAACTATGAAAAAATGCGAACACTTTTGTAAAAAGGATTATATGCCTGAAATGGCTAAAATAAACGATAAACGCAGGAAAGAAGAAAAAAATCCCTTAGCAATAAGAATATATGGTTTAGTCGATAAATATAAAACAAAAGCAAAAGATATTGAGTATAAAGGTTGTAAAAAAACATATTGTAATGAAAAATGTGAAGGATATAACTTTAATAGTGATACAAAATTTCAAAAAAAGTTTCAAAAAACAAGAAAAAATGGATTTGTTGACAGTTATTCAGCAAAGGAAATTAAAATGTTAAAAAAAAGAGGCGCAATTTCTGGGTGTTGGAAAGTAGGTAAATCATATGGTTATGGTTATGATATTTTTCATAAATAATAATTTTATTATTATATCTAATTAATATATATATTAATGAATAAATCAGTTAAAAAAAATGGTAAACAAAGTAAACAAAGTAAACAAAGTAAACAAAGTAAATCGGCAAAAAAAGACAAATTAAGTAGCCCTAAAAAAAAGTGCAATAACTTTTGCCAAAATGATTATGCGGCAGAACTATATAAACAGAACCCAAGTAATTATGAAACTAAAACAAGACAACGTATTATTGACAATCAAGTTTGCAAGAAAGTTTTTTGCGATGAAGATTGTAACGGTCCAGCTTATCGGTTTCATGGTAATACATTATTTCAAACTATCTTTAGAAACAAATTAAACAAAGGATTTCTTGACGAATATTCAGCAAAGGAAGTTGAAATGTTAAAAAAAAGAGGTGCGTTGTCTGGGTGCGCGAATCCAATGAAAAGCACAAACCCATTGCAACCCTATAACAATTATGATATTTTTCATAAATAATAAATAAATAATAAGTTTATTAATATATATGGCAACCAAAAAAGTAAGAAAAGGACCAACCGAAAGTGCAACCGCATTTAATGTAGGAACTAAAAAAAAGGGTAATGATGGAAATTATTGGATAGTTGTGGCAACAAAAGCCAATGTGCATAAATGGCAAAAAATAACAAAAACAATGAAAACATCAATCAAATCTTCAAGAAAACCCTCGACTAACTCAAAAATGAAACAATGTGAAGACTTTTGTAAAAATGATTACAAAGACCATATTGTAAAACATAGAGAGAAAAATCAAAAAAAATATAATTATATATATAGTGCTACAAATAAAGCAGATCAGTTTGGTTATGCAACTTGTAAAAAATCATATTGTAATGAAAAATGCGAAGGATTGGATTTCTTTGGAGATAAAGAAGAAGAACTTGCGCATAAAAAAAAAATTAACAATAGTTTTATGAATACTTTTTCTGCAAAGCAAGTTGAAATGTTAAAAAAAAGAGGCGCTCTCTCAGGCTGCATGAATCCACGAGGAGCAACTCAATTATTGGGCCTAGGTTAGTTAATAATACTTATATTAATACTAATATTAATACTAACATTAATATTATATTTTTTATTATATTAATAAAATAATATAATAACTATGAGTATAACAAAAAAATCTACAAAACTCAATTCAACTATGAAAAAATGCGAAGACTTTTGTAAGAATGATTATTTAGTAGAAATGGAGAAGTTTAATAAGAAATTTCCCGCAGTAAAAAGTCACGCAAAAGCTGTTTTAACAAAATTGTTAAAACTAGAGAAAAAAAAATGTTGCAAGCTAAAAAAGATGGTATTAAAAATGCTGAAGAAGTTTTTAAAAATATGATGAATAATACTAAAAAAAAATTGTTAGAATAAAAAAATTACCCTTATAGTTGTAAAAAAAAATATTGCAATGTGAATTGCGAAAAAGGGTATGACTTTAATGGTAATATAAAACTTCAAAAACAGTTCCGAAAAACATTTAAAAATGGAGTTGCTGATGGATTTGTAAATGCTTATTCTGCCAAGGCAGTTAACATATTAAAAAAAAAAGGTGCTCTTTCTGGTTGTAGTGATGGCAAGGGTACAATATATGCTCCGCATATTTATGATGTTTTTCATAAATAATGTTTCGTTTTTTTACGATGTCTTGAAGACTTTTTACGATGTCTACGTTTAATTTTTCTTGTTTTTTTACCGCGGCCGTACGGCCGTACATGTGGATTATTGTTTGATTGTTCTATACTAACTTCATAAGGAAGTTTTTGATCCCGTAGTTTAGAATCTATAACATGCTTATATTGCTTATATAAATCTGGATTATATTCTATAGAAAACATTTCTTTTAAATGATCTTCATTTAAAAATGAAACTGAACCATTATCAAATAAATTTTCTTTATTGTTACTAGTAAATGAATTCCATAAAACAAATGGTACTGGCAGCAATTTTTTTCTAAAAGATTTCTGTGATTTTCCATATGGCCATATATATGGCATAAATAAATATTCTCCTTTTTCATTTACTGCAAATCCATTATCGCTATTAACTATGACAACAGCATTTTTAGATGGTTTTAAACGAAGATCTTGTCTCAGTTCCTCCATTTCTTCTTCATCGCTCTCATCAGTTGGCTCATTTGATGTTTTGGGCATATATATATATATATATATATATATATTACTAAATATTATTAATAAATAACGTTTGTTTAAATTGCAATTTATTATTAGTATATATTAATAATAATGAATAAAAATTTAGATATAGATTTAAATATAGAAAATTATAATATTTAGTTATAATATTTAATTATAATATTTAGTTATATTATAAATAATATGAATTTATTGAAATTTAGAAGAAAAAGCTTTGCCACCTTGAAAAAAAGAAAATCTACAAAAAGAAAATCTACAAAAAGAAAATCTACAAAAATGTTTAGTATTAGAAAAAAACATTATATGAAAGGGGGAGGGCTACGCGCTATACTCACTGAAGATGACAAAGAAGAAATCGATAAAAATGAGCAAGTTAAACCTTGGATGAAAACTGAGATTAAGGCGGGAATGGGAATAGAACATGATAAAGAAAATGAAGAATTCATCGTTCATGTAAGAAAAGGGTACACCATCCGCATAGACAATGCTACTAAACCTATGGCATATGAATTATTTTTAACTATATACAATAAGGCAGATATATTGCATTATCAACCTGATTACAAACGGACTACTGTAAATGATGTTGAGTATTCCGATCAAGGGTTAACGGCCGCAGATAGTGATTTGAGACAAATAGGAAATATTGCTTGGATGCGTGCGGTGGACGCTTGGTGGCAACCGAAGAAACCTTAGTTTAATGACAATTTTATTTTAGTATAGATTAGTATATATTATTCTATAGTAATAGTAAATGAATAAAAATTTAGATATAGATTTAAATATAGAAAATTATAATTTTAATGATTTATTAAAATTATTTAATCTTAAAAATAATTTTTGCGATAATGAATTAAGAAATTGTTATAAAATAGTAGTTCAGACGCACCCAGATAAAAGTGGTTTAGACAAAAAATATTTTTTATTTTATACACAAGCATTTAAAATCCTTAAAAAAGTATATGAATACAACAATAAAAAAAGTAGTGTTTTAAACGAGGCCAAATCAAAAATAGAATATATAGGATTAAGTGAAGATGAAAAAGGTAAGCAACTTTTAATAAAAGAATTGCAAGAGACACGACCAGGAGAGTTTAATAAATGGTTTAATAGTACATTTGAATCGCTTAATCTAAATAATGAATCTAATGATGGATATGGAGAATGGTTAAAGTCTGATGAAGGTTTAACTGGGGAGAGTGATGGCGTTGAAAAGTGTGGCTCAATGAATCAATTACATTCTACAATAAATAATAAAAAACAATCTTTGTGTGCGCTAATAACTAAACAAGAAATAAGAGAATATAACACCTTAGGAAATAATAATAATTTAGATAGTAATGTAAAAGAATATTCCTCAGGAATTTTTAATAAATTACAATATGATGATCTTAAAAAAGTTCATTTAGAAAGTGTAATTCCAGTTTGTGAGAATGATTATGAAAAAATAAAAAAGTTTAATTCTACAGATGCTCTTATATATTATAGAAATAGGCAAGAATTAAAACCAATTTCAAAAGAGAAAGCAAATGAAGAATTAAAAAACTATTATAATACTTTAGATAAAGAGAGCTGTGAATTGGCTTATAGGTTAACTAAACAAGCAGAAGATGCTGAAAAAAAAAATGAACTCTTATGGAATTCATTACGAAGTCTAAAATAAAACATTATTATATATATATGTCTATAACTACTATAAAAAAACAAGTTCAATCTGCTTTATATGGACTGGATATATCATTATTAAAAACAGACTTTGAAGACTATAAGACAAGATTAGAGTTGTTTAGAAAATTTATATTATTGCCAGAAGGAAATTCTATAGACTCGGGATATAAAAATCATATTAATACATTGTTAAATAAATTACAAGATCATGCAGAGCAATTGATAAATTATACTATGAAAAATGATGAACAAAATATGAAGGATACAAGAAGTATGTATGATAATGTTTCTGACAGTTTGAAAATAGTTATAAATGAAAATGAATATGAATTAGCACGTAATTTAATTAAATTGAATAAAATTAAAAAGAAGCGTATCGAGCTGATACGCAATTTAATACCCCGTTTAAACTTTCCTCCTCGCAAATCTAACACTTCCGTTTCTGTTTCCGGTGAGACTCGCACTCCCATCGGTTGGAAAGTGAGCGCCACGAGCAGGTTTGTAGTGAACACTCCTACAACCACAGCCAAAATCCCTATTTATTCTAGCAATAAAGCGGAGGGTAAGAATATTACCAAAAAATATAAGAATAAAAAGAAAAAAAAACAAAAGGCAAGAGCAAGGACTAGAGCAATAACTAGAGCAATAACTAGAGCAATAACTAGAGCAAGAAAATAAACTGTTTCTCTCTATAACTTTTTATAATTGAATTTTCAGATTAGATAAATATAAAATAGTTTAGAAACTATTTTATATATACTATAATAATATTATATTATATATAAAATATATATACTATGAAAGTTGAAAAACTAGTAATAATAATAATTTTATTTATAGGAGTTTCCGCATTATATAAACAATTTAATTCTCAAGAAGCAAAAAAAAATAATAAATATTATAATTCATTGATAGAAACTTATCTTTTAAATAAAGAAAGTTTTGGGTTTTCATATAAACCAATATTATGGATTTATTTACAAAATGATTCACAAATTTGTCCCGCAGTAAATAATCGTTTTTGGATTAATTTTGGCTCACGAAATTCAAGCAATTTCAATCAACCATATCAAATATATACAATTCAATCTATTATAAAGAATTGCTCAGATGATTTTAATATATGTTTAATTGATGATAGTGCTTTTAATATATTATTACCGCAATGGACAATTGATTTAAATAGTGTAGCACAACCTATAAAAAATCATATGCAAATATTAGCTTTAACAGCATTAATTAATGCTTATGGTGGTATGTGTATTCCTTCTTCATTTGTATGTTTTAAGTCATTATTGCCTCTATATACACAAGCAGTGAATGAAAATAAAATGGCAGTAGGAAAACTACAAAATGAAGTATGTAATGAAAATCTACCACAACCAACAATTGCCAATCCAATTTTTATGGCAGCGGCTCCTAATAATACAATACTTCAATCATTTCACAACTATTTATTATCTTTAAACGCACATGATTTAACAAGAACTCAAGACTTTTTAGGCTTGTCTAATTTATGGTTAGAAACAAAAATACAAACAAATGAAATAATCGCAATATGTGGGTGTAAATTAGGAGTTCAAAGAAAAGATAAAACATTAATTCATGCCGAAGATTTATTAATTTCATCATACATAGAATTTGATAAAGAAGCTTATGGTATTTATATTCCATGGGACAAATTAATTAATAGAACCAGTTTAGAATGGTTTGTTAAATTAACACCTGAAGAAGTTATTAACAGTAATACCATAATTGCAAAACATTTGTTAATACATCAATAATAATTATTCTCTTCAAGCCCTTCAAACCCTTCAAACCCTTCAAGCCCTTCAAGCCCTTCAAGCCCTTCAAGCCCTTCAAGTTTTTCATTCTTTTCAAATCCTTCTAGTAATTCTTTTTTTAAATTATATTTATAATTTTGAATATACTCTGTATTATTAGTGTTTATATTATTTGTATTATTTATATTAGTGTTATTAATAAGTAGTTTATTTCCAAATTTATCAATATACCGGTAAATGCGATTAACATCTAATTTTGAAATATCATATTCTTTACATATTGTATAAATTTGTTCTTCAGTATATAATTTTTGTAACTTTATAAATAAAGAAAATACATCTTTTTTATCAAGAAATAAAATATGTGATAAGTTTTGAAGAAATATTTGATTATTATATTCATTACTATATTTTGTTAATACTTTTGTAAATCTTATATATCGCAAATCAGGGCATTTTGGAAGCGTTTGTTTAAATAGTAAATTGTTGTAAAATATTTTAATTAAAAAACTCATTTCATTAAATTGCCAAATTTGTTTTTGAAAAGTAATTCTATCTATATAATCAGCTTGACAGATATTATCTAATAATTTAATATATAGTTTAATACTGTTTTTTTTATCAATATAATCTAATTGCTCTATAATATTTTCATGCCATAATAAACCAATAATTGTTCTATCTGCATCATTAATATTAATAGTTTCAGTATTGTTTGAAATTGTACATTTTTTATTAATTAATTTTTTAACAGTATCTTTAGTGTCTTCCGCAATATTTTTAGACATTAAAAATCCCATATTTTCACTATTAAACTTATAATTATTAATATATAATTTATATAGTGTGAATAATAAACCTAAATCATTTTGAACATACTCTAAAACCGTTGGCATAATATTTTTCTCTTTAGCAATATTAGGCATATATATTTCTATAATTTTACTTAACTGTTTATTTGTTGGAGCGGGCAATTCTATTGTATAACAGACTTTAATTAATTCAGTAATTTTTTTATCTATATGATTATTGCCTATACAAATAATTGGAATATATGAAATTTCTTCTAATCTTTGTTTTTTAGTTTTTTTAGGTCTAATTAATTTAATTAAAGTATTAATACCTCCTTTATCACCATTATTCATGGCATCTATTTCATCCATAATAATTACTAATGGTTTTGATTTTTTTGTAAAGAGTGATAACACATTAATATCAGACATATTATTATGTTTAATTGACTCTATTATTTGTTTATTTCTAAAATCGCCCGAATCATACAATATTATATCATATCCTAATGTTTCTAATAAATTTTTTATAAAAAATGTTTTTCCGGAACCAGAAGTGCCATATATATATATACCTCTTTGGATTGAAACCGTTTTTTTATTTTTTTGAAAAAAATCTAAAAATGATTTAATATTTGAAGCAATTTTATTTCTCTCTAATATAGTATTAAAATCAATTGTATTCATTATTAATAATAATTAAATTATTATTAAATTATTATTATTATTAAATTATTATTTAATAATTATTACATATTTGTTCTAATGTTGACCCAGCGTTTGTAACACCATTCCAAGAAACTTTACATTGTTTAGACCATTTGGATTTATTACATAATCCTGAATGTCCTTTAAAATGATTAGTATTAAAGTCCATTGTTTTACCATCTCCTGTATTACAAATCCCTATTTTTTTAACATTAATACATTTTCCATTTTTGGATTCCCAATAGTCAGGACAGTCGCTTACTACAGGTGGAAAAGCGGTTTTCTGTTTTGTTCTATACATAGTATATGCAACACTTATTAACATAATAATAAGTATAAAAGAAGCAATAAATATCACAATTGTTGTAAAATTCATATAAATTACTATAATATTTTATTTTCTTATATTATAATAATTTATATGACTTTTGTCAATAATGGACGTATTAATATATTAGGACCAATTGGTCCTCAATTTCAATTTGCTGATAAAATTCCGGTAAAACAATGTGTATCTTATCGTGAAGCATTGGCAGGTCAATGGAATGATTCATATTTATCATTAGCCTTTTTTAGTAATGAAAATATGACAATTATTCAAAACGCAATAAGAAAAGGAGTATATGATAAATCAAACAAACAATATATAATAGAACCACAAAATTGTAATGAATTAAAAATAATAATGAGAAGTATATTTTTACAATATAGTAATAATTTGCCAGTTGACATAAAACAACAAATAATTACTTTAAATCAATTAGTTGCAAAATTTGCTATAGAACAAATTTATAAAGAAATGATTTCTTATATTAAATATACTCAAGATGCAAGCACAATGGCAGTTCCACTGTCAATGCCAATTAATACAAGTAATAAAAATACTACTTTAGGAATGCGACCATTAATGTAAATAATTTTTAATAATCTTTAATAATCTTTAATAATGTTATAATATATAAAATAAAACAATATAAATACTATATTTTATAATAAAATAGTATATATTGTGTATGGATGCCCGAGCGGTTTAAGGGGGTAGACTCAAGTTCTACTATCGCAAGATGCGTGGGTTCAAATCCCACTCCATACAATAGTATATTTTTTATACTATTGTATACTATTGTATTTAAAAAATATTAATATTATAATATTAATATAAATTATATGGGTAAATGTGCGCCTGGTGTAATTTGTATAGAAAATATAACTATGTTATACATAATTATACTTGCAAGTATATTATTAATTGTAGTTTATTATCATACTTTTAGTAAAAGTAATAATAATAGTAATTATAATAGTAATAATAATAGTAATCAAAACGATAGTATTTTTCCAAGAGCAAATTATGGATATTCAAATGTTAAAAATGATATATTATTAAATCCATACGAAGGGCCGACTAGAGATACTAGACTATTTCCAAATTTAAATATTACTTCTTTAAAGATGCCAATTAATATTGAGACACAATCGGTTGATACTAATTATAGACAAATAGGAATATTGACAAGGATAGATAATACAAAAGAAATGATATTGCCATTGATGGGTAGGCCATTAATTACGCATAGAGATAAATGGAATTTTTATACAATTGGAGAGAATAATATGATAAAAATTCCGATACAGCATAAAGGAGTTAATTGCACTAGTTCTTTAGGATGTAATGATTTATATTCTGGGGATATTATAAAAGTAGAAGGTTATAATTCAGAGTTTAAAGTAACTCTTTATGAGAATAATACGTTAAAATATATTCCATATATATAATAACAAGACTAATGGTTTCAACTACTTGCCGTAATATTCTTCCAGATTTAATGGTTACAGAGCTTAATTGTGGTTGTTCTGATTCAACTTCTCGTTATAGAAGAATTGCTCGTAATGCAATTTTACCATTTTACTATGATTGTGCTGGTGTTAGTAATTTAGAAAATTGTAATAAAGTTTTTTTTCTAAAAAACGCAACATTTTACTCGGGAACAAGTTCTAATATTTCTTCATCATTATTAACGCAAGCAATGCGTTATTCAAAGTTAGCTCAAAATGTTTCTAAAACACCAGAAGGAAGACGAAATAATTTAAATATCGCATATTTAAATCATATTATTATAAATTCTACAAACACTATATGGTATAATGGAGCAGTTAAATATAATTTAGAAAATCAAACAACAAATAATATTCCACAATTTATATGTGGAAAATTAAAAAATTAAAAAATTAAAAAATTAAAAAATTAAGAAATTAAGAAATTATATTATTATATTAATATATAATACTATGCATAAAATACAAAAATCAGCAGATGGTAAATATCATATTAAGGGTAAAATATATGATAAATTAGTTGGTAAGCGCGCTGAAGTGGGTCATGGTAAAGCATATAAAACAGCAGGCGGTCTTACTATTGATGATTTAGTATATATAAAAGGTCGCTGGAAGTCTAAAATAAAACATGAAACCGCAAAAAAAGAACTTAGATTACAACAGCATGGTTTTTATTCAGAAAAAGGCAAATTTGGTTATGTTAAATCCGTTCCAAAACAACCTACTAAATCTAAAAAAGTTAAAACACTTGCGTTAAATCTTGAAGAATTAGATAAACTTAAAGAAAGTAATACAAAACGGTTACATGGTATTCGTTTACCAACACCTCAACGCATTCCATCGCCGCATTCGCCTTCTTATTATGGATCTAAATATAAAAATCATAGACAAACAGTTAAAAAAAACAGCTCTAGAAGGTCTAGCAGCTCTAGAAGGTCTAGCAGCTCTAGAAGGTCTAGCAGCTCTAGAAATTCTTAAAGAACTAGAACAAATAGTTAAATATAATTAATATAATGTTATAATATTTGATAATAATAAAATTGGAATCATAGAAGTATCTACTTCTAATTGTTGTGAAGATATATGTTTTTTAATAAACATATCAAAATAGTTTTTGTTAATTAAAATAATATTCTTTTTACAATGAATTATGTAATCATTATATAATTCATATAATGATATATAACTATGTATTGTTTTATATTCTATAATTTTTTTATTTAAAAATGTAATAATATCTTGTTGTTTATTCCACAAAGTACAAGATATGCCTGTAATATATGAACCATCAATTATAATTTCTGGATAAAAATGTTTAATTATATTGATTAATGATAAATCATTAATATCATTATTTTTATATGATATTCCACTATAATTTTTAAATAATATAGAAATTTCATCTATTTCTAAATAATATTCATTAGGATCTTCTTTTATTGTTTCATCCCAAAAAACTAAAAATTTGGAAACAAACGGAATTTTAGTACTAGTATAGTCTAAAAACCCTTCTTTTTCTTCATTATATTTTAACTTTGATTTTAATAACTGTTTTAATGTAGTTTGAGGAATTATATAAGGCATTTTAATTTCATCTAAATATACTTTCCATAAATATAACATATTTTTCATAGAAATAATAGAGCTTATTGATTCTTGAATATTTAAATTAATAAAATAGTCTACTATAGTTTCTTTTGTATTATTTTTTAAAAATAATATGCGATTTACAATATCAATTGTATTTATTCTATCTAAATAACAATCAGCGCTTGTAAATCTATTTGAATAATAACAACTTACAATAACTAAATCAATTAAATATTTAAATATAATATCATGATCATAGTCATTATTTTTAGTTACTAAGATACGACATTCGCAATAGTTGTGTTCATGATATTTAAATTTGAAACAAGTCATTACAGAAATATGTCCAAAATATTGACTTCCAATATTTTCAATTGTTCTCAATAAACTTTTTGCGTTTGCTGATATAATATTTATATTTGTTGGTTTTTTTAAAATAATATCCCCAATAATAGTTAAAAAATATTTAATTTCTTCTTTTGTTTCAAATATATTTAATAATATATTTTGAATATTTTGAATTGTATTAGATTCGGGTAATGAAGTCAAAATTGATAACTCTTTTATATTTTTTATAATTGATGTTTTAATTTTATATTTCCAAGGCATTAAGTTTGTATTATTTCTTAATTTTAATAATATATTATAAATAATAGTATCTTCTTTTATTATATTATAGTGATCATTATCATAACAAAAAAAAATTTCACTTGTACTATTATAAAAATATTTATTACTATTTATAAATTGTTTAACAAAATTATTGTGGGCATCTTGTCTTTCTTCTTTATCTAATATATTTTTTTTAGCATTCACCAAATAACTAGGCAACTCAATTAATACATAATTTTTAAATTTTTCATATATTTGCGGGTCATTATCATACAACTGATTTAACTCATCTATTTTATCATGCAGTTGCGTTAGCATTAATTATAATGTTTATAACTCTTTATATTTGTTTATAACTCTTTATATTTGTTTATAACTCTTTATATTTGTTTATAACTCTTTATATTTGTTTATTAGTTTTAGTTTTTTAGGCTCACTGGATTTACTAGATTTACTAGATTTACTAGATTCACTTGACTCATTCGGTTCATTGTTTTTATTTAAAAATTTTATATATTCTTCTTTAAACTCTTGTAATTCTTCTAACCAAATAGTCTCAATGGTCTTTGATTCTAATAATTTTAGTTCAGCTTCTTTATTATTTTTTTCTTTTAAATGCTTTGCCACATTTTCTTCGCTTACACTATCAAATGGCATTTTTGTAAGATAATTAAATGGGTTCTCTGTATTTTCTGGATTTGGATTAAACTTATGAATAATAAGTAATTCTACAATTTCTGAATCTTTTTTTTTACGCAAATCAATTTGATTTTCTAAAAGTGCCAAAATAAATCGCGCTTTATTTGATAAAATTGTCAATTCATTTTTTAGTTTATTAATTTGTTTTTCTTTTCTAATAATGTAATAATGATATCTAATTGGATAATAGTCTTCAATAATAGAACTTGCTGACTCATATTTTTTAAGATGTTCTTTATTATCAAATAAATGCATATTATTAGTTGAATACGTTGTATATAACTTTAATAGTTTTTCTAATTCTGTAACTTTTTCATTACAATTTCCACTAATGTCAGTTGTTTGTACTAGTAAATTATCTAATAATCCAGGATAAAACTCAATTACAAAATTAACATTTGATTCTGTAGACATATCACTATAGTCTTTAATAATTTTAGTCTCTTTATTATCCATAAGCGTTTCTATAAACTCTTTATAATCTTGAGTCCAAACCCCAATCGGCAGTTCAGTAATATTAATTTTATTGTCGTTAATTTTAGTATATAAACCTTTAATTAAATATTTTTTAGGCGCAATTAATTCAATTGTTCCTTTAAATCCATTATAATATGGCGTTATTTCAATCGCATGTTCTTGTTTATTTAACATCAATGTTAATTTTTCAATAATTTGAAATACATTATAACACATAATATCACTACTAAATCCAGTACCAATGCCTTTTGAACCATTAACTAATACCATTGGAATAATTGGGACATAATAAATTGGTTCAACTTGTTCTCCATCATCTTCTAAATATTCTAAAATAGGATCATCTTCAGGACGATAAATTAACCTTGTAATAGTATTTAATTTTGTATAAATATATCTTTCAGATGCGGCATCTTTTCCGCCTAAAAGTCTAGTTCCAAATTGCCCATTTGGATCTAATAAATTAATATTATTTGAACCAATAAAATTTTGAGCTAATCCTACAATTGCCGAGTTTAAACTTGCTTCGCCGTGATGATACCCAGAATGTTCTGATACATAACCACTAAACTGAGCAACTTTAATTTCGCTCGTTAAACGTTTTTTAAATGCGGAATATACAATTTTTCGCAAGCAAATTTTTAATCCATCCATAAGATTACAAATAGATCTTTCATTATCATATGTGGAATAATGAATAAGTTCTTTATCAATAAAATCTTGATATGTAATATATTTATCAAGTGTATCAACATACATACTTCTATTGTAGTTAGATAACCACTCTTTTCTATCATCTGATCGTTTCTTATTGAAAACCATATCTATTTTTTTAGAAGATTCTTCACCAGTAGATTTAAACCCTACAATCTTTTTATCTTGAAAATATTCTTTAAACTCTTTGCCAGTACTAGTACCTAATCCTTTATAATATTTAATACTCCATTGTTTTGTATCATTTGTCTGTTTCCATAAATTAAATTCTCCTTCATTATAAAATTGTTTTACTGTTTTTCCTTTAGTTGCTTTTAAAATTGGAGTATTCATATATCCAATAAAATCTGGAATACAAATTAATGAACTCCAAAGCGTATCAAATAAATTAATACACAATCCTTTAATATGACTTCCATCTAAATCTTGATCTGTCATAAACAATACTTTACCATATCTTAATTTGGAGGCGATATCACTTTCAGTATATTCTTTGCCGTGTTCTAATCCTAAAATTTGTTTAATTTCAGTGATTTCTTTATTGTTGCCAATTTTTGTTAGTGTTTCTCCACGCACATTTAATAGTTTTCCTTTCATAGGATAAATACCAATAGTATTTCGGTCTTCTTTAGATAATCCGGAAACAATACCGGCTTTTGCTGAATCACCTTCACACAAAATTAATATACAACTATTAGATTTTTGAGTTCCTGCATAATTGGCATCAATCAGTTTTGGAATTCCTCTAATTGATTTACTTTTAGACCCATCTTGTTTTTTTAATACTTTCATATCATTTATTTCTGTAGTTTGGCATACTGCATCCATTAATCCCATTTTTGCGATTTTTTCAATAAGCTTATCGCTTACATCGCATGCCGACCCAAACTTTGTTATTGGCGTATTCATATAATCTTTAGTTTGACTATCGTAACTTGGATTTTCAATATCACAACGAATAAATAATAATAGTTTTTCTTTAATTGTAGTTGGTTTTACATCCAATTTTTTCTTAAGTTTAATATAGGCTATTAATTTTCTAGTTAATTGATTTAAAATATATTCAACATGTTTGCCGCCTTTTGGAGTATAAATTCCATTTACAAATGATACTTGAGAAAACTCGCCTTCTTTTGAAAACGCAACCGCATATTCCCATCTTTCATTTGCTTCCTCATATTTCATTTCATTATCTCCAACAATTAATTTAATATAGTGTTGAAAATTTTTTACTGGAATAATTTCTTTATTTAATTTAACTTTAATACTTTTATCTGTTACAGCAGCAATATCATAAACTCGTCGTTTTAATAGTGCTACAATATCACTTGTTAAACCATTAACAAGTCCAAGACGTTTATAATCGGGTTTAAACTCAATCTTTGTATATGGTTTATTTTTACATTTAATAATCTTAGGCTCACCAATAATATCTAAATTATTTTTAAATTCTTGAGTGTATTTAAGCCCGCGCACCGAATCAATTGTTTCAATAGAACCCCATGAAGACCAAATTAAAACCAATTTAATTCCAAATCCATTTTTTCCACCAACTATTTTTTTTTCATCTTTATTATAATTAGTAGAAGTTCTTAAATGCGCAAATATTAGTTCTGGAATCCATAGTTTATATTCAGGATGTTGTGCAATGTCAATTCCACTTCCATCATTAATCATTGTAATAACGCCATCATCACTAATACTTATATCTATACAAGAAACTGGAGTAACTTCTTTATTTTCCTTTAATGCTTGCTGCATACGAACAACATGATCACGACAATTTACAATTCCTTCATCAAATAATTTGTATAATCCTGGATTAGAAGTTATCTGCTTTTTAATAATAGTTTGCTCTGTATCTGAATAAATATATTCATTAGATTCAATAGTCTCAACCGACCCAATATATGTATCTGGATTATCTAATATATGTTCTTTATCCGTTTTTTTTTGATACTTATTTAAATTTTCTTGTTCCGGATTCATCTGTATTTTATTATTATCTTATGTTTAACTTATATTTTCAATTTTATTTTATAATTCTAATAATTCTAATAATTACAATTTAAAGATTTTTAAAAATATATTTGTATAATGAACGAAAACTCTAATAATATTTTAACAATACAAACAATACAAATAGCGCCATTTAGAACATTAATGACTGCCCTAAAAGATATACTTTTAGAGACTAATATTACATTTCAACCAGATGGTATTAGAATAATTAATATGGATAAGTCACATACAATATTGGCACATCTATATTTACAATCAGAAAACTTTGAAGTTTTTGAATGTAAAAAAGATAAAATTGTAATTGGTGTAAATATGTTTCATTTATTTAAATTAATTAATACAATAGATAATAACGATACTTTAACATTATATATTGAAGAATGCGATTATGTTGATGGAATAGTTCATCATTTAGGTTTAAAATTTGAAAATGGAGAGATTAAACAATGCAAGACACAAAAATTAAGACTTATTGAACCAGACAATGAAGAATTGGCAGTTCCGGATGTTACTTTTTCATCAATATTAAATATTCCATCAACAGACTTCCAAAAAATTATTAGAGATCTTAGTATTATTTCTGATAAATTAGAAATAAAATCAGCAGGAAATGAATTAATTTTTAAATGTCAAGGGCAATTTGCAATTGCGGAAATTAGACGGTCTGAAGCCGATGGATATATGGAGTTTATACAAAAAAATCCAAACAAAATTATTCAAGGCGAGTTTTCTCTTAAAAATTTAGGTTATTTTATAAAATGTACTAATTTATGTAGTCAAATAGAAATTTATTTAGAAAATGACTTACCACTTATTGTAAAATATAATGTGGCTTCATTGGGCGATATAAAATTATGTCTGGCTCAGTTGCCTCCTTCTTAATCTACTTAATCTACTTAATCTACTTAAACTATTATATTTTGTGGTGTTTCATTTTTAATAGTTTCAAAATAATATATTAATCCCATATAAGTTACTGTTATAGAAGTAAAAAGTATTTTACACTCTGTTGTTGTTAGTTTTAATGAGTTATTATATATTTTATTTAATTTGAATATATATATATTAAATAATAAATAAATTATGTATAATAAAATAGATAGTTTAAGGCAATTTTTTGTTTTTATTGTTTTTTTAATGTAACTTTTTACATAATATAAAGCAATTAATGGGAATAATACATGCCAAGTTAGACCACCAAAAAACATTAATAAGCATATTTTTTTTTCACTAATATCTAAAATTTTTTTTAAAAAATTAAAGATGGGTAAATAATATTTTTTATTAAATTCTAATGTTCTTAATATATTATTTTTTTTTATAAACATTAATGATGCGTTACTTAAGATTGAAATAAATATACCAAAACAAAAATAGATTACAAAATCATAAATTTTATTATTTATAAGATTTATGTATAAAAATAATAGTAATAATAGCTTGACTACTTGAGTGCATAGTATTTTTTGAGACTTTAAAAAAGATTTAAATATTTGTTTTTTTTTTAATTGGTTTAGTTTCCTCTTTGGTTTCCTCTTTGGTTTCCTCTTTGGTTTCCTCTTTGGTTTCCTCTTTGGTTTCCTCTTTGGTTTCTTCTTTGACTTCTGTGTTGACTTCCTCTTTTTGTATAAGATTTGTATTCATATTATATTTAATATTTATAATATATTTTTTGGTTGAACTAATTTTAGATATTTTACTTGTTTTACTTGCTTTACTTGTTTTAAACTGCGAATTATTAATATAATTAATATTAATAGTAAAAAAATATTTCTATAAACAAAATATACAATATTCCACGAATAAGGGGATGTATCTAATTTAAGTATTTTAAGAATTAGTATTAAAATATAAACAGGAAAAGAACCATCAAAAAAAACCCATTCTTTTTGATTTTCAGTAGCTGGAAATATTTGAGCAATTAATGGATATTTATATGTAAATATATTATCCAATGAATTTATATAATAACCATCCATATGACCATTTCCAAAATTATTATCAATTATTTTTTTTATTAACATAGTTCTAGCTTCACGCGAATATATAATAGCTTGAGCAGCACCAAAAGTACAAAATTTATTTTTTCTTAATTTTAAAAAATTATTATTATATTTTGAAAATAGTCCCAATGAACAAAATGAAAAACAATCAACTTTTTCATCTTTTATAAAAGAATCAATTTCATTATAAAATTTTATATCATTATTTATGACAAGAGCATCATCTTCTAATATTATTACATTGTTATATTTTTTTAAATACTTGAAAGCAGTATAGTTTGCGTGAACTATATCATGGCAACTTGATTTAATTGACTCCGGTTTGCCGCCTTTTTTAAATCCTTTATTATATTGAATTATTGTTTTTTTTGCTAGATTTAGTAAAAAAGGGTCTTCATTAAAGCGATAATTATCTTCCATTGTTAATACTAAAAGAACGTCTACATTTTTAAGAATTGGTGTCTTTGTTCGATTTATTACTTTATATCTATAACAAGACATAATATAAATAGTACATTATTTATTCAATTATGTAACGAAAATTTTTTAATTAACTATAATATATGATTAATCCAGAAGAAGTAGATAATATAATATTATTAATTGTAATGTATTATTCTTTTTTTAAAAAAGAAGTATTTCATAATCAAAAACAAATTATTTATCTTTTATTAAATAAAACAAATGTAAAAAATATATTTGGCGTATTTACATCAATAAAACGAATTAATGAATCAACATTATTAAATGATATACATGGTTGTATTGGTTATTGGTCACAGAATTTTAATAGTTTAGATCATAACATTTTGTATAAAGAATTAATAGATGTTAGTTACAAGTCTGTATGGATGGATACTAGAAAAGATAATTTTAAAACACAAATACAAAAAGACTCTAGTACAATGTTAGAAATTGATTTCATGTTAAATCCAATTTATAGTATAAATATAGAAACTGGGATTATTGAAACTCTAAAAAAAAAATTTACAAATAAAAAATATGGAATAATTATTCAATCAAATGATACTTTACAAAGAGCAACCTATTTACCAGAAGTTTTTCCAAACATAAAATGGAATGATTTAATAGTATCAATAAAACAAAAAGCAAATATTGTTTCTAATAATTTTAAGTTATTTGCGTATAAAATATATCAAATAAAATCATACTATTTAGATATTTTAAATAATAAACTATTTAGTTATATTAGTCTATACAACTTTTCACGTTTATTAATAGATAATATGAAATTAGAATTAACTTTTCCATTTCCTTATGCTTATATAAATGATAATTTAAAATGGAATAAAACAGAAGAAGTTAGAAATATGGCAGTTTTATCAGATATATTCAAATATATTATTCATTTTAAATCATTTGCTGACGAAAAGGAAGTTAAACAAATAAAAAATAAAATACATTTTATATTAACTAATTTAAAATATTATAATTCACAAGGATTGTCTTTTTTAGGTTATGTGTATAATAATAGTTATAATTTTAATATAAAAAATAAAGACAAATATTGTTTAAAATTATTAAATGATTTAAATACAGCAGAACCCGAATTTGCGCGTAATGAAATTATTATTGGCTTAAATAAAGCTGGTTGCTCTAACAGCGTTTTAGTAAGCTATAGTGATGTCTTAACTTTTGACATTGAAAGCAGTATATTTAAAATGAATTGGATAATTCAAGCACTAATAAGTTTTAATAAAATAATATCGCTTGAATTAATTATAATTTTTAAAACTAAAATTAATACTATATTAAAAAATATTAAAGAGTTTGAAACAAACTATATTGCAGTTGCATTTGAAGGATTATGCCATATACATAAAGCAAATCCAAATAAAGAGACTATTAGTATGTTATTTCAGTTATTATTTGAGTTAGAAACACGTAAAAATAATAATAATATACTATATAATTTTATTGATTCTACAGCACGAATTGATATAACTGGTCACATTATAAATGGATTATATCAATTAATAAATTAGTTAGTTATTTTTTAAAAAATAACTAACAGCAACTCATCTAGACTATTTGGATCATTTAGTTTTAAAGTTTATTTGCTCATAATATATTATACTAATATAATATATTTTTTAACTTATATGTTTTTTAAATAAACAAGTTGATTTATTTAAACCATCAATATCAGTTAATAACGATGGTTGTGTATTATCACAATTAGAAATCCAAATTTTTATAATACAGAAATTTTTTTTTGGCGAAATTGTTATGCCTGTTATAGTACTACTCATCGTTTCGGTTGTTAATGTTTCACCTAATAGAACATATGATAAACTCTTCCATGTATTATAAACCATTTTATTATTAATTTTAAAAGAAAAACATCCTCCATTAATATTTGACGGGTCTTCCCAGGTCGGATATATTCCTTTTCTCATTAAAAATAACATGCTAGTCTTAACAATTTGTTCTGGAAGATTCTCATACAATGTAATTGCTTCTTTAATACTTTGAATGTCGCAAATTTGTCTATAACTATTCAATTCCCAATTAGTATCATTTGGTAAATGCGCCCATAAAGTCCAAGTATCAAGCAACTTACAATCACTATGTTCTATCATTCTATTTATTATATATAGTAAGTTTTTTATATTATTTTATTCTTTATATTCACAAATCAAATATTCATGTAAGTTTAATTTAATATATTGTTTATGCGTTATTGAAACATTATCTGCAAATTGGTCTATTAAATTAACTCCTTCTATATCTACTATACCTAATTTATTATTAAAATGTTTTATAATTAACCAATTATAAAAATTATAATCAAATAATATGGCATCTTCCGCATAATAATTAATATTTTTATTTTTTAAAATGTTTGTTATATCTATTTCATAATGTTTATCAGATGTTAATGGAAATACTTTTAATAATACTAATATAAAATTATAATTACAAGTTTTTATTTCTGGAGTTGTTAGTATTTTATAATCATCACTTAGTTTTAAAATAGTTTTGTTTTTTGTATCTTTATAAACCTTTACAAAAAAATCGGGATGTTCTTCGTTCTTTACAATTTTGTTATCTTTTATATAAATTACAGAAGTTTCATAATTTGACTGAAACATATTTGTAATATATAACCAAAACTTATGAATATAATATAAAAAATTTAAGAAATATTCAAATAAAACTCGTTGTATATCATATATTATATAAATCATTATACATAATATATTATTTATATTTAAATAATTTTATTTAACTATTTAAGTCTTAATAATTTTATTATTTACTAATTTCCCAATAAATTCTCCTAACTCTTCATCGTCTAAGCACTCATAAATATGATTATTTAACTCATTTTTATAATATTTTTTATTGTTAATTGTTACTAAGACAAACTCCTCCTCTTCCTCTTCCGCCTCTTCTACTTCTTCTTCTTTTTCCTCCTCTTCCTCCTCTTCTACTTCTTCTTCCTTTTTCTCTTCTACTTCTTCCTCCTCTTCCTCCTCTTCCTCCTCTTCCTCCTCTTCCTCCTCTTCCTCCTCTTCCTCCTCTTCCTCCTCTTCTTCCTCTTCATCCTCCTCTTCATATGAGGCATCTCTTGGCAAATTAGTAATTTTAATATTCTTAATATTAAGAGTTTCATTCCAGCCACGTGGATCCGCGAGTAATCCAACTGGTTCATTTTCATTTTTAGTATCATAATTAGCAATTTCTAATTTAATATCAGATGGTTCTGGTTCTGGTTCTGGTTCTGGTTCTGGTTCTGGTTCTGGTTCTGGTTCTGGTTCTGGTTCTGGTTCTGGGTCTTTTTTTAACAAACTATTATATTTCTCTAATAATCCATTATATTTATCATCCAGCTCTTTAAAAATAGGTAATTCTTTTACAACTTGATTTAATTGTTCAATTAGTAAAAAAATACTAATATCATTTTCAATCTCTTTCATAATCGGTTTAAATTTATCTAGTAACACATTATTAATATCAGCAATAACATTTGTTTTTAAAGTTTTAAAAATTGCATCATATTTTAATACTGGATTTTCTTGGTTCTGCATCTTATACTTTATGATAGTAATATGGTTTTAATATGATTTAATAATTGTTTTAAAAATATTATAATTTAAAACAATAAAATATATATACTATATTATTATATTAATAGAATAATGAATACAGAGTTAATTAATTGTATTGTAAGACAAACCAATTTAAATGAAAAAGATGCAGAAAAACTTTTAAAAGAAAATAATAATGATGCGTTTAAAGCAATTAAACAACATTATGGTATTATAGAAAAAAAAGAATCTATACAGGAAAAAGTTAGTGTTAATCAACAAATATATAAAGAGATTAGAACATTAATGGATGGCGCTTCAAAAACATATAGAGAGAAAACAGATGAAATAGATAAAACAAATAAAGCAGAATAATATAGATTCTAAATTTATTCTAAGTCTTCTCTTATTATTGCAATTGTTTTTTCAATAGTAAGGTATTCAATCTCTCGTATGATTTCTATTTGTTCACTTATATTAATATTATGATTAATTAATTTATATTCTAATTTATTAATTTTTTGATTAATAATTCGTATATGGTTATTTAACAAAAATGAGATTAATAGTATAATATTCCATATCATCATATAATATCATATAATATTATATTAGTATTTAATTAAATTAATGTTTTCTAGGTTTTCTAGATTTTCTAGATTTTCTAGATTTTCTAGATTTTCTAGATTTTCTAGATTTTCTAGATTTTCTAGATTTTCTAGATTTTCTACCTTGACCCCTGAAGTTATCATCGTCATCATCGTCATCATCGTCATCATCGTCATCATCGTTATCTTTATCGACACACTCTTCGTTCCAAGTACCACATCCTACCGCTTTTTGCCACGCTGGACACTCAAGTCTTCCATCACAGTATCTTTGCCACTCTGACATAATTTATATAATAAAATATAATAATTTATTTTATTTGTAATAAAATAAATTATTATATTTTATTATATTATTAAGAAAAATGAAAAACTGTTACGTTAAAAATAGTTTTTACTTTACATATATTTTTTTGCTTACAACTGGAATAATTACATTTATTGAATCACTTAGAACTTCTGTCCCACAAATTAGACATATTATGAACTTAGAAACCTGTATTTCAATTGTCGCAAGTTATTTTTATGGCTTATTTATAAAAGAAATTGAAACAGCGGAGAAAGACGCAAAATTAAAAACAAAATCAACTAATGAACATAACGAACATAATGAAAATATCGAAGCTATTATACCAATTAAAAAAATTAATGACATGAGATATTCCGATTGGGTGATTACTACTCCATTAATGATTTTAGTTTTATCTCTTGTATTAAGCTATGAAAATAAAATTGCGATAAAATTATCTTCAATTGTAGCATTAATAGTATTTGACTATTTAATGTTAATATCTGGTTATTTAGGAGAAATTGGTACAATAAGTAGAGCTAGTGGTACAATTGCTGGATATGTCGGTTTCTTTTTACTCTTTGGAACATTATGGAATACTTATATGTCTGGGTCTAGAGTAACAAATCAGTCTAAACTTGTATTTGGCATATATTTTGTTCTATGGACTTTATATGGTGTTGCCTATCAAGCAAATGAATCAATTAAGATGATAAGTTATAATATTTTAGATTTAATTGCCAAAGCATTGGTAGGAATTTTCTTTTGGTTATATTTAGCAAAAATTATAAAGGTATAATTTAAGATATAAGATATAAGATATAAAATTTAAGATTTTACATTAAAGTTTTGATTTAATATATAATTTTTATTAATAATATTATCTTGTTTTTGAGGAGTATATTTTGCAATTGCTGTTGTAATGCCTTTATTATTTAATAAATAATCATCAGAGTCATTATGTAATTCAGGCATAGAACGAACTAATGGTTTATCAACTATTAATAATAATCGTTCGCTCTTTAATAATTTTCTATATTCTTGAATTGATAAATTACCATAATATTTATCTAATAAATAATAAGGACTTGGTGCTGGTTTAATATTCTTTTCATAATTATATATTTTACCATATATATAATTTAACAAATAATAACGCTCAAACCGACTGGCAGTATCTAAATTATTATCATTCATTAAATACGCACATGCACATTCTGGCGTACAAAAACATCCATATACATGAAATAGTTTATTTAATTGAAATTTAGGTATATATATAGGATTATTATCAAACTCACAAGTACAAAAAAAACAATTACTTTTTTTATTATAAATTTTATCAATATGTAATTGAAATGATAACTTCTCTAACTTTTGTAAAATTGATTTTGTTTCATTGTTATCTTTAGATTCAGTGTTTAAACTCTTATTTAAATCAATATTTGGATTTAAATTTGAATCAGTTGTTGGATTAATATTTGAATCAATGTTTTGATTTACATTTGGAGTTGGAGTTGAATTGTTTAATTGCATAAATCTTAAATCCGCTGATTTGTTATTTTTAAATTGAAATGTTGTTATTTCTTGTGGAGTATTAGGTTGTAATTCATTTATATTACATTTTAAATGTAATATAATATTTTGTATTTGTTCTATACTACTACTTTTATTTTCTATTGCGGTAATAATAGTACCACCCTTTGGTTTTCTACCTCTTTTTTTTGGAATTTTTATGTTGATATCGCAGTCGCTGCTCGGTTCAATTTTTGCTTCGCCGCCGCTGCTCGGTTCAACTTTTGCTTCGTCGCCGCTGCTCGGTTCAACTTTTGCTTCGCCGCCGCTGCTCGGTTCAACTTTTGCTTCGTCGCCGCTGCTCGGTTCAACTTTTGCTTCACAGTCGCCGCTTGGTTCAACTTTTGCTTCGTCGCCGCCGCTTGGTTCCTGATTTTTTTGTTTATTGTATTTCACTTTTTTTTTGTTGTCTTTCATTATATTCATATAAGTATTATTTATTATTTAATTTAAATCATTTTCATAATTAATATTTTTATTCGTTTTTTAGTAATTATTATATTAAATATATTTAGTATAATATAAAATGTTAAATAATTTAGGTTATCATAAAAAAATTAAAATTTTAGGTGAAACAAATACTCAAGTATTTATTCAAAAAAATTAAATATTATAATGATTTATAATTATTATAACAAGTACGACATAATGGTATATAATTATTAGTACCTATTACTTCTTGCGATACTTCATTTGTTATTCTATGAGTAAATAAAGATTTATTAGAACAATTATTACATTTGCCTTGTAATTTAATAATGTTATTAGCATGTGGAATTAAATCCCAAATTTGTCCAAATTTTTCTTGTTTATAGTCGCAGTCTAATCCACAAATTACTACATTTTTATTATATCGTTCAATTAGTGTAATTACTGCTTCTTTAAGATCTGGAAAGAATTGTCCTTCATTAATTAATATGTAATTATAGTGATTAATTTCATTAGTCTTAGATATTTCAAATAGATTATTAATTATACTCAATAAACTAATATTAATTGCTGGTATTGAGTCTCCATCGTGTGATATAATACTATCTAAACCATAACGAGTGTCTTTATAATAATTAATTACTAATATATTTCTATTATTTGTATTATTAATAATTTCATTATAACGAGAGATTAATGTTTTTGTTTTTCCAGAAAACATTGGTCCAATGATTAATTCTAATGTTCCCATCTCTATTATTATATTAAAATAATAATAATTACAAGTTTATTCAATTTTATTATATTATTTTTATTATATTATATTTACAATTTAAATTGTTTAAAGTTATATATAATACATTATACATTATATATATTATAAATGTCAAATAATGAAGTTGACTTAATTAAAGAGAAAAGTTATATCCCTTGGGTTGAGAAATATAGACCAACAAATTTTGAAAATATAGTATTAAGTGAAGAAAATAAAAAAATATTTAATAATATATTTAAAACACAATATTTACCAAACTTACTATTATATGGTCCGCCTGGAACCGGAAAAACTACAACAATTATTAATTTAATACATAAATATCAAAAAGAAAACAATGAACTAAATAAAGGTCTTATGATTCATTTAAACGCGTCAGATGAGAGAGGTATTGATATTATAAGAAATCAAATTAATAATTTTGTAAATTCTAAAAATATATTGGCAAATGGAATGAAATTTATAATATTAGATGAAGTAGATTATATGACAAAAAATGCACAGCAAGCTTTAAAATATGTATTACAAGATTATCAACCAAATATTAGATTTTGTTTAATATGTAATTATATTAGTAAAATAGATAACTCACTTCAAAATGAATTAATTAAAATCAGGTTCAATCAATTACCAAAACAAAACATATTGAATTTTTTATCAACTATTAATTTAAGCGAGAAATTAAACTTAACAAACGATCAATTAGAAACATTATGTGTAAATTATAAATCAGATATACGCAGTATGATAAATTTTATGCAGTGTAATCAATTTACTATATATAAAATCGCAATTATTAACAAAACTATATTTAATAAAATAGATAATATTATTAAATCAAATAATAATACAAAATTTATTTTTAAAGTAAAATTATTATTAACAAATTATAATATTGACATAGATACAATTATAAAAAAATACTGCAATGATAAAATTAAAACAAATAAAAAATGTTTAAATTATAAAACTCTTAAAAACATTGAATATATTTTACATAATTCAAATAATAATACAGATAATAAATTAAATTTATTATATTATATTTTTATAGATATTTTATAATTATTTCTTTATATTATAAAATTGAAAATATAAAGAGTATTTTTTAAAGTATCATAATATGGTTGATGATAATAATTATGATATTGATAACGCATGGTCACTATTTTGTAAGTATGGAAATATAAATGATGAAATTGTAGAACATAAATTAAACTCAAACAAAAAACCAATTGCCTCAGAAATTTATATTTCTACAAAAACAAAAATAGCATATTTGAATCAACCAATCAATTTAGATGATATATTTTTAAAAATTAAGGTTATTCCATATCATTTACAAGAAACCGGAGTGGTTAAAAAACAAATGAAGTTTAATTTTACAAATCAAGAATCAGTTGATGAACTATGTAAAAAAATAGAAAATGAAAGTAATGTAGATAATCATATTATTAGTAGAATAATCAACCCAGACGGCCGTATTAAATTTAAAGATATTAGAAAAATTAGTATTGGATTATGCCAAAAAGATATATTATCATATCGTTCAAAAAAACGAAGCGCTTTTTATAATTGTTTTGTTTTAATATTACGAATTCAGTTAGATAATAAATTTAAAGAAATACACGTAAAAGTTTTTAATACTGGTAAATTAGAAATACCTGGTATTAAAGAAGATTCTACTTTAATTACTACTCTTGATTTATTAGTTAACAACTTACGCTTATATTCAAATAATCAATCAATAGATTATGATTTAAGTAAATCAGAAACCGTATTAATAAATTCAAATTTTAATTGTGGATTTTATTTAGATAGAGATAAATTATTACAGATTTTAAAGAATAAATATAACATTGATTGTATTTATGATTCTTGTCAATATCCAGGTATTCAATGTAAATATTATTTAATTGATGAAAAAACAGATAAAAATTATAGTATATCATTTATGATATTTAGAACAGGAAGTGTTTTAATTGTTGGAAGATGCGAAGAAAGCACTTTACATATAGTATACAATAAAATTAAAACAATACTTGAAGATGAATATTATGAAATTTTAGCCAATTATATTGAAAATGATAAAAAAATAGAAAAAAATAAAAATCCCAAAAAAAAACAAATTTTTTATAATTAATTTAATTAATTATATTAATTAAATTTATATTTAAAGATTATATTAATTGAATATAATAAATGAGTGTACAAGATTCGTCTATTAAATTGCCTCCACAAGATTTGTGGTGCCATATTTCTAAACTTGCAATACTAGAAGATAAACCTATTATGCTCGATTACTGGACAAACTCGCTTCAAAAAGAAGTAGTTATTGGTGTAAAAAAAGATACAAATGAAAAGTTACTTGTTAAAAATTCTGAAGAATACACTAGTCCTATAAGTAAAATATACAAGGTTGCTGGGTGTTATATTATATGTACTGAAAACTCTATTTATATAGTTTCGGCGGATATTCAAACCAAAATAATAGATAATTAAGTTTTTATTATACTTTTATACTATTATAAACTTTGATATTTTAATTTTACAACCTTTTTTATAAGCACACAAATTATAAAATAGGTGTTCGCAGCATTCATTATTTGGATTTAAATCCAATTTAACATTCATTTTATAGTTATTATTAAAATAACTTACTGTTTGTTTTAACTCTTCATTTGATATTAATAAATTTAGGTTATAATATAATCCTTGATATTTAATGCCTTTAAATTTATCAGTTTTATATATACAAAATCCATTAAATGCAGACATAACTTCAATACTATTTGTTTTACTTTTTAATAATTTTTTAGTTATTTCATTTCTCATTATATTTATTACAGCATCGTAATCCATATAAAATCCCCAACAATGATGTCTAAAGTTATCAAACATTAAAGCCCATATATCATAATACAGTGTTCTATTAAATGAAATACAATCCCAATCATCATTGTCTATATTGTTTAATACATTATTAAGGACCTCTAAATTCCATGGATTACAACAAACATCATCGCAATCTATCATAATATGATAATCAATTGGCGCAATATAATTATAAACAATATTTAGACAGGTATTTCTGGCAGTTGCTATGCGCACTGTTCTTAAAGGACTTTTATTTTCTATTTCTTTAACTATTATATTTTTATTTGTTTTTTCATATTTTTTAAGTAAATTTGCGCTATTATCATCACAATTATCATATACAAATATGCAAAATATGTTAAAATTTAATTTTCTCATTGCTTCAATATTTAAGAATATACGAGTTAAATATGGCGCACAGTTACGAACACAAAAACAAAGGGCAATATTCATATAAATATATATAAATATATACAAATATATTTATATATAAAAATATAAATCATTTAATGATATAGAAAAAAAGGTATTAAATATATTAATACAATTAACAATCCTATATTTATATTTATATTAAAATGTGCCATATATGAGGAAAATAATCCGGCAGAGATCATCATTAAACTATCAGCAATAAGAATGCCGGTGTTATGTTCTTTTATATAATCTTTAAATGTATCTATCATTTTATTTGTACCTCGTTTGATATTTATCACCAGGAAATAAAATAAAACATCATGAATTGTCTGCACTATTACTAACAATGCTATAAACTTAAATATAGAAAATGTACTAAATATAAAACTATAAATTAAGCGAACAATAATAAATCCTATAATAATTATAAAAACATCAGCAATTATTGCTGATAAATTAAATTTGGCATACCATTCTTTTAAACTTTTAGACTTAAATATTTTATTATTAAATAAAAACAATACTATTAATTCAGTTATTAATACACCATTGAATAATGGTAAATAATCATTTACTTTATTAAAATTAGATATATCTTTAAACTTACTATTTATACTATTCATAATATTCATAATATTTATATAATAAAATATAATATTTTATTATATTTTATTATATTTTATTCTATTTTATTCTATTTTATTCTATTTTATTCTATTTTATTATATTTTATT